TAGCAGCGGAGCATTTTGAATTTTGGAAAGTTATCCTCCATCTTTATCAGCGGTCTGCCACTTTGTGGTATGCCGTGGTCTTCAGCCAAGAAGCCTAAGAAAGCTTCGAAGACAGGACAAGAGATCCTCGCCGAATGTAAACATATCGACCACATTGCCAAGTTCGAGGGCTACGCCACAAGGAATAGTCCCTGGGATACTGACATTTTCACACGTCAGGCGATGAAAGAGTTTCTTCCTGCCGACGAGTACAAAGCTCTCAAAGGCAAGACCAAGCGCGGCCTTGGTCAAACTGCTCTTGCGACTCAGCTCGCGCGATACGACCGCGACCCGTTCGAGTTCAGCTCGCTTGATCAGCAACATCAGTCACTCCTAACTGATGCGATTGCGACAACACGTGCTCGCTTCAAGCTCTCCAGAAAGGTGCAACCCCTGGATCTTCATGAGGTGGGCCAATTTGTCGATCGTGGCACGTCTGCCGGATGGACTTTCCCAGGTAAAAGAAAGGGAGAGGTTATGCGGGAGGGGTACAGTGAGGCTAAGTGGCTCTCACATCGCATGAAACAAGAAACGACGGGCTTTGACCCGTTCAAGGTCGCTTTTCCGTTCTGTAAGGCTGGACACCGTGGTGTTCTGGCTGACGTTTCGGAGCCAAAGGATCGTTTAGTCTGGATCTACCCATTCGAGATGACCATTGTCGAAGGCACATACGCCCAACCATTGATATCAGCATACAAGTCGCTGCGCACTGAAAATCCGATGCTTAACGGCATGAATTCGGATGATCGTGTAATGGATTGGATTGCCCGACAGAAGGGTCACCTTCTTGGTGTGGATCTGAGTGCATTCGATACCACCGTTTCGGTATTTCTCATTCGTCAAGCGTTCGACATTCTGTCGGACAACATTGAGTGGGAATTCTGGAATGGAAAACTCGTCCCACCTAAACATCAGTTGAAGTGGGCTAACCTGTGGAAGAATCTAATACACTATTTCATTCACACCACTATCGTCATGCCAGACGGTAATGTGTATCGCAAGCACAGTGGGATTCCTTCAGGCTCGTGGTCCAC